GGCAGCAGCATGGAAAACGCAACAGGAATGGGAAACCTCGAGCTTTACCAGATGTTCCGCACTGTGCCGGACAACGCCCAGCGGGCCATCACCGGCGGGCGGCTCAAGGGCAAGACCGAGATCAACCCCATGTGGAGGATCAAGGCCCTGACCGAGGTGTTCGGCCCCTGCGGCATCGGCTGGAAATACGAAATCACAAAGAAATGGCTGCAACCCTGCGAAAAGACCGGCGAGATCGCCGCTTTCGTGGATCTCAACCTCTATTTTCTCGACAAGACCACCGGCACATGGTCGGAGGCCATCCCCGGCACCGGCGGCTCGATGTTCTGCGCCAACGAGCGCAACGGCCCGAACTGCTCGGACGAGTGCTACAAGATGGCGACTACCGATGCGCTCTCTGTGGCCGCCAAGGCGCTGGGCGTAGGTGCCGATATTTACTGGCAGGCTGATTCCACCAAGTACACCACCGATGCGGCCCCGGCACAGCAGCAGGGCAAGGCTAAAAAGCCTGTCTGCGCCAAGTGCGGCCGCCCGCTGCAGGGGCTTCAATTCAAGAACGGCCAGACCATCACCCTGGAGCAGGCACAAATCAAATTTGACGGTCTGTGCTATTCCTGCTGGAAAAAGCAGCAGGCCGCGCAGAAGGAGGCGCAGGCATGATGGAACGTCCTCAGCTCGGCACCTGCCTGTACATGATCTCCTATGTCAGCGACCGCGATCCCGGCCTGGGCCGCTACATCGTCCGGCCCGTCATCCTGTGCGCCTGCTATGAGGGGCCGCCCGCCGAGATCTTCCTCAAACGCACCGACGGCACCACGGTCTGGGTGCGGCAGGACAAGCTCGGCTCTCAGGTGTTCACCTCTGCCGGGGAGGCTGCCGAAGTAGCCGCCGCCTGGACGGAGAAGCTGCACGAAAGCTGGCGGCGCTTATGATCGAGATTCGATTCAACGGCGGGCGGTTCTCCCGTGAACGGGAGGGACTGTTCCTGTGCCTGAAAATTCTGCCCGCCTACGAGGCCGCCGCGTACAGGCTGTTGGATATGCTGAACGGCGAAAAGCCCTTCACAGCGGCTTGCAAGCCGTTCAGAGAGCATCGCAGCCTGTCGGCCAATGCGTACTGCTGGGTTTTGTGCGAGAAAATTGCCATCGAGACCAGCACCTCGAATGTCTGCATCACCAAAGAGGACGTGTACCGCGAGGCGATCCGCCGGGTCGGTGTGTTCCAAATTGTGCGCGTTGCGACCGCCGCTGTTGCATACACCTGTGAGCACTGGCAGCGATCTGGCATTGGCTGGATTGCTGAACCCATGGGGCACTGCACCGGTGACGACTACGATGATGTCTGCCTTTACTATGGCTCCAGTACCTATGACCGCGCCGAGATGGCCCGGCTCCTCGACGATCTGATCGAGGATGCCGAGGCCCTGGGCATTGAGACGAAATCCCCGGAGGAGGTGGACAGGCTGTTGAGCCTGTGGCAATGCGAAGATGCTACCTGTGCGGAAAGGTGATTGCCCTCGAGCGGCATCACATTTTCGGCGGGCCGAACCGTGCCCTATCCGAACGCTACGGCCTGGTCGTGGACCTGTGCCACTGGTGCCACAACGAGCCGCCGGACGGCGTACACTTCAACCCTGACCGTATGCAGCTGCTGCATGAACTCGGCGAGCAGAAATACCTCAACGAGACCGGCGATACGGTCGAGGGCTTTATAGCTAAGTTCGGGACGAACTATCTCCCGACAGAAAGGACAGAAAATGCTTAATGTAATTGCAATCCAGGGCCGCCTCGTCCGCGACCCCGAAATGCGCCAGACCACGACCGGCAAGAGCGTGTGCTCGTTTACCATTGCCTGCGACCGCGGACGCAAGGATTCCAACGGCAAAAATCTTGTAGACTGGATTTCCGTCGTCGCGTGGGAGCACACGGCCGAATTCATCTGCAAATATTTCCAGAAAGGCCAGATGATCGTCCTCGACGGCCGCCTGCAATCCCGCACCTACAAGGACAGGGACGGCAACAACCGAACGGCGATTGAGATCGTTGCCAGCAGTGCCAACTTTGCCGGGCCGAAGTCGCAGCAAGGGAACCCGGAGGGCGGCTATGCCAGCGCCAGCGGTGAACCCAACGTCCAGTTTGAGCCGATCGAGGACGACGAGGGCGATCTGCCGTTTTAAGGGGGAACCGCTATGCAGATGGAAGAATACCCTGTACCGAATGAGTGCGCCCGGGCGCAGGTTTATTTGCTGCTCCCCGTGCCTGCTGTGGATGATCCCCGCCTGAACGACGGCGCTGTGCTTCTCCTGGCGGAGATCATGGCCCTTGCGAACAATACCGGCTACTGCTATGCCTCGAACGCCTACCTCCGCCAGAAGCGCCGGGTCTCGCAATCTACGCTCACGAATCAGCTCGGCATGCTCAAGCAGTGCGGCTATGTGAAGGTCGAGATCATCAAAAACGCCGACGGCAGCGTAAAAGAGCGCCGGATTTATCCCTATTGCCTCGACTTTACCCCCTATACCGAAAAACCGGGAGAGGTATGCCAGAATCTCGGCATACCCCCTGCCGAAAATCTGGCATTACCCCTGCCGGAAAACTGGCAGGAGAATAATATAAGTATGAATAATATAAGTAAGAATAATAGAGAGAGAGTAAGAGAGAGCCGCCCGGAATCAGTCGAAGCTGTCCGCGCCTATTGCCAGGAGCGGAACAACGGGGTAGATCCGGAAGCGTTCTGGGATTATTACGAGGCGAACGGCTGGAAGCAGGGCGGGAAAGCTCCTATCAAAGACTGGAAAGCCTGTGTCCGCACATGGGAGCGCAAGAACGGCAGAGGCCCGCGCCCGAAAGGAGGTACAGCGACCAATGCTTCAAAGTTTGCAGAGGATTTTGTCTGATACCGGCGTACAGCCCCGGCACCAGATGACCGAGGAAGAATGGCAGCACCACCTCGTAGACCAGATGAACAGCGAACCCGGCACCAAGGATGACGGCATCGACTGCCCGGATTGCCTCAACCGTGGGTACTATTTCCGCTACGATGAACAGATGGCCGCCCGCGTACAGGTGCCATGCCACTGCCTGGCCCGCCGGGAAGCCCGCCGCCGTCTGGATCGAAGCGGCCTCGGCCCTGCCCTGCGGCGGATGACCTTTGCTACATACCAGGCCGATGATGAATGGCAGCGCCGGATCTATGCCGCCGCCAAGGCCTACGCGGCCACCCCGGCGGGCTGGTTCCTGGCCGGCGGTCAGGTCGGCAGCGGCAAGACCCACATCTGCACGGCCATCCTGCAGGAGCTGTCCCTGCGGTATCCCGTGCGGTACATGCTGTGGAGAGACGAAAGTGCCCGGATCAAGGCCCTGCTGAACGAGCCGGAGGGCGTGGAACGGATGCGGGATCTAAAAACCGCGCCGGTGCTCTACATCGACGACCTGTTCAAGGGGGCCGAGCGCCCCACTCAGGGCGACCTGAACATCGCCTTCGAGCTGCTGAACTACCGCTACAACGACGAGCGGCTTTACACGATCATCTCCACCGAGAAGCTGCTGGACGAATTGATCGCCATCGACGAAGCCATCGGCTCCCGCATTGCGGAGCGCAGCAAGGGCCACCGGGTCCAGATCAACCGCGATCCGACCCGGAACTGGAGGACGCGATGACCGGGCGGCAGATCAAGCTCGTGTTCGTCGGGGTGCCGCCCTCGATGAACCAGTTCAACGGGCGGACGAACGTCCAGGTCTACCGCGCCGTAAAAGCCGACTGGACAGACCGCGTCACCTGGCAGGCCCGCGCCCGGCGGCCAAAGCGCCCTTTTGAACGGGCCGATGTGCTGATCGAGTACCAGTTTCAGGACAACCGCCGCCGCGACCCGGACAACTACTCCGGCAAGTTCATCCTGGACGGCCTGACCAAAGGCGGCATCATCCGGGATGACAGTTTCAAACACATCTCACTCACCGTGCGGGCCAAGCCCAACCCCGGCCCGGCGGAGACAACGATTACGATCCGGGAGGTTTTGGACGATGAAAGACCTGAAATTCGATAACCAGCGCGGCGCAAGTATGGCCTGTGATCTGGTGGACGTGGTACGGTGCAAGGATTGTTTGTTTTCCACTTGCGAAACATACTATGCAGGGCATGTTGTTTGCGTCAGCGATAAAGGTTGGCCGCGTTGGGTGAAAGAAAATGGTTTTTGCGATTTGGGAGAAAGGAAGGGATAAGATGATTTTAACCATCCTCGGCGACATCATCCTGGGCTGCATGTTTGCCGGGTTCTACGCGCTGGGCGTCTCCGCCGGGAGGGCCGCCACCCGGCAGGAGCCGGAGAACAGCATTGCCATGGAGCACAGGCATGGAGGTGAGGGGGATTGAAGTTTCACTCCGGGCCGCGGTTCGGGCTTTCTGAGGAAGACCAGGCCGCCATCTACTGGCTCTGCACCAGCTACGAGCGCCTCTCGCCTGAGACCCGGCAGGTCATCGACGACGCGATTCGGAGTGTGGGCGGCATTTATGCCGTACCGCTTCGCGAAGCTGTCACCACGAAAGAGCCTGTCCCGAGCGTAGCCCTGCGCACCAACGGCACCAACTGGCCGATCGACCCGTCCCACCTCGCACGGCGTGTCGGTGCCGTCTATAACATCCTCGCAAAAACGCTCCCCGTCTGGAAATCCGCCAGCGGAGACCCCCCTGCTGTATGATACACTGACAAAGCAGGGTAGTTTTAGGCGTTTTCTGCTCTGTTCTCCTCTTTCCAGGCCCTCGGCGCCAAACGCGCCGAGGGTTTGTTGTTTATGCGTGGTTTGGTCTGCATGAAGGCCTGCCGCGCTCCACCTACAAACGCAAGGGAGGGCAAACCATGAACAAGAACACGGTATCCGTACTGGGCGAGGAATACACGATCCATCTCCTCAACCCGGAGGACGACGCGGCGCTGAACCGCTGCCAGGGCTACACCGACGAGAGCACACACGAGATCGTCGTGCAGCGGGATCTGCGAGACCCCAACGACCCGGTCAACGTCTCGGATTGGGGCGCTATCCGCAAGCAGACCATCCGGCACGAGATCGTCCACGCCTTTTTCTTTGAATCCGGCCTTGGCGGCGAGAGTGACTACGCGCAAAATGAGGAGCTTGTAGATTGGATCGCCCGCCAGGGGCCGAAGCTCTACCGCGCATGGGCGGAGGCGGGTGCTCTGTGAGCAAGGCCAAAGCACCGAAGAAGAAAGCCGTCCGGGATTGGATCGCCATTCGGAACGAGTACGCCTCGACGGATATTTCAACGCGGGCGCTCGCCGAGAAGTACGGAATCCCGTACAACACGATCAAAGACCGGGCCAAGCGCGAAAAGTGGGTTGAAATCCGGGACGAACAGCACAGCAAAATCGCGGCAGAAACGGCGCAAAAAACGGCGCAAGTCGTAGCAGAGGGTGAGGCGGGCCGAGTTGCCCGCCTTTTGCGTATTGCGGATCAGCTCATGGACCGCACCGAGCAGGCTCTTGCCGAGCTGGACCAGCAGGCCGTGCGATACAAAGAGACCGTCAAGACAAGCGCCACCACCCACGACGAAGAGGGCCGCCCTGTCAAGACCGAAACAGCACGGGAGATTGTCAACGTCGAAACCATCAATGCCATCGTTGACCGCAAGGGCCTGCAGCAGATTGCCACCAGCGCAAAGGCCATCAAGGACATCCTGACCGCCACAGCAGACGACAGCGATTCCGGCTCCTTGGACGATCTGATCGCTGCGCTGCGCGAGATTGGGGGCGGCGACGGGTGAGAATCGGCTACACCAAGAAGCAGGCCGCGCTCCTCCGCCTGTTTGCTGAGGGCAAGCTCCACCGCTATACAATCCTCTCCGGCTCGGTACGTTCTGGCAAGACCTGGATCTCGCTTGTGATTTGGGCGTTCTGGGTCGCTACGCGCCCCAAGGACGGCGTTTACATGATGGCCGGTAAAACGATCGAGGCACTGGATAGAAACTGTCTGCGGCCCTTGCAAGCCCTCGTGGGGCGACGCAATTTCCAGTACAATGCCAAGGCCAAGCGCGGGACGCTGTTCGGTAGAACGGTCTATTTTGAGGGCTGCAACGATGTGCGGGCAGAGAACAAGATCCGCGGCCTGACACTGTCCGGGGCCTACTGCGACGAGCTGACCCTGTTTACTGAGGACTTCTTCGCCCAGCTGCTGGCCCGTCTGTCAGCCCCCGGCGCGAAGCTGATTGCCACCACCAACCCCGACACGCCCATGCACTGGCTGTACAAGAACTACATCAACCGCTCCAAAGATGCCCAGCCGATTGACCTCGGCGTGTATACCTTCCTGTTGGATGATAATACCACGCTCGACCCCGAGTACGTCGAGGAGATCAAGCGGGACTACGAGGGCGTGTTCTACCAGCGCATGATTTTAGGCCTATGGGTCGTGGCCGAGGGCGCGATCTACCGCGTCTACTCCGACCGCCGCGAGGATTGCACGGTGCATCTGGCCCCGCTGGATGCCGACGGCAACGAGATCCGGGGCGATGGCTGCGCCGACTACGACTACATCCAGCTCGGCCTTGACTTTGGCGGCAACGGCTCCGCACACTCAATCACGGCCACCGGGCTGAAATACGACTACTCAAAAATCACCGTCCTGGCCTCGCGCAGGCTGCCCGCCAAGGACACGAACCCGATCCAGCTCTATGAATGGGTCGAAAAGTTCGTCCAGTACGTCCGGGCCACCTACTGCCGGGGTTCGCGGATTATCCAGGCGCTCTACGCCGACAGCGCCGAGCAGACGCTCAAGAACGGCTTGAAAGACCGGCTCGACTTCCCGGTCAAGGATTCCCTCAAGCGGGAGATCGTGGACCGTATCCGCACGACCACGGCGCTTATGAGTTCCGGGCGGTTCTTCATCGTGCTGGAGGATTGCGAGACCCTGGACGCGGCACTGCAAACCGCTGTCTGGAATGAGAAGAAGCTCGACCATGACGAGCGGCTTGACAACGGCACGAGCGACATTGATTCCCTGGACAGCTTCGAGTACAGCTTCGAGAAGGATCTCAAGAAATACGCGAGGAGCGTTGCATAATGTTTTTTGACCGACTGATTCAGACATTGGGGAGGCTATTCGGAATGTACACACAACGGACGGCGGCGGAGGATTGCCGGAACACGGCAATCTCCGACCGCATGGCAAATGCAATCACGGCCTGGTATCGGCTGCTGTATGGTGAGGACGTGCACGATGGTTACCCCGCCAGCAAGACCCGCGCGGCGATCTTCATCACCAACTTTGCGGCCACCCTTGCCACCGAGGAGCTGGAGATCAACACCGGCACGGGTGCCCGAGCCGATTATGTGAAACAGCAGGTCACCCGCTACGTCCTGCCGGAGCTGCACAACAACGTTCAGACGGCGGCCGCAGGCGGTGAGGTCGTGCTGAAACCGTTTATCCATAATGGCCGGATTCTCTGCGATGCCGTTACTGCCGACCGCTTCTACCCGACGCGGATCAATGCCGCCAAAGAGGTGGAGGCCTGCTATTTTACCGACTTTGCCACCTATAACGGCAAAGATGTCGTCCGCGTGGAGTTCCACGATATGCGGGCCGACGGCTACTACATCCACAACGAGGCCTACTACGATGACCGCGGCACGATGAAGGGCAATTTCAACTACCACCTGATCCCAGAGTGGGCCGACCTGGAGGAGGACACGAAGATTGAAGGTCTCGACCGCCCGCTGTTCGCCATACTGAAAATGCCCATGGCAAACACCGTAGACAATACCTCGCGGCTCCCGGTCTCTATGTACGCAAACTCGATGGAGGCTTTCGAGGAGCTGGATCGGATCTACACCGAGTTCCTGTACGAGATTCACACCGGCAAGCGCAAGCGGATTGTCTCGCCCGATGCGCTATCGGCCACGTTGCCGGGTTCGCCCAATTTCCGCCCGGTGCCATACACCGACTTGACGACCGACCTCTATCTCATCCTCGACACCGGCGAGGGCGGGCAGCCCTTTGACGACTACACGCCGGAGATCCGCGTCGAGGCCTACCAGAAAGCCATCGATGTGCAGCTGCGCCTTATTGAGCGGCAGTGCGGCTTTACCGAGGGTACGTTCACACTCGACGTTAAGACCGGCAAGATGACGGCGACCCAGGTCACGAGCGACGACCGGGACACCTACTCCACGATCAAGGCGATTCAAGACCGCGGCCTCAAGCAGGGGCTGGAAGATGTAATCTACATCTACAACGTCTACGCCACCCTGGGCGACCTGGCACCGGCTGGCGAGGTTGACCCGTCGGTCTCATTCGGCGATTCGGTGTTCGAGGATACCGGGACGGAGTTCGGGCGGCGCAAGCAGCTTGTCGATGGTGGTTATTTAAAACCGGAAAAGCTCATTGCCTGGTATTTCGGGTGCAGCGATGAAGAAGCCGCCGAATATATGCCGAAGCCGGAGGCCGGGATCACGTTCGGGATGGAGGAGTAAACCATGCTAACGCCGGAGCAGCTGGCACAGATTGCCGACACCGCGACCGTGCGCAAGCTCTACGACCAGCTCCAGGAGGACATCATCGCCGACATGGCCCGCCGGATCTCCGAGATGGACTTCGCCAGCTATACCACCATGTGGGAGCTGCAGCGGCTTGAAGCCATCAACGCCGAGCGGGACTACATCGTGCAGCGGCTTGCCGAGACCACCGGGAAAAGCAAGAAAGAGATCATCGCCATTCTGAACACCGGCTGCTCGACTGCGCTCTCCTCCGATGACAAGGTCTACCGCCTTGCCGGGTACAATCCGCTTCCGCTGGCGCAGAATCCGGCGCTGCAGGCGTTGATCTGGGCCGGTTACAGCAAGACCCTCGGCACCTTCGAGAACCTGACACGCACGACCGCCAACACGGCGACGCGCCAGTTCGAGGCAGCGCTCGACCGCGCCTATATGCAGGTCACCTCCGGCGGCATGAGCTACCAGCAGGCCGTAAAGGGGGCCGTTCTGGATCTGGCAAAGAAAGGCCTTGCCGTGGTGCAGTATGGCTCCGGTCACACGGACTACATGGACGTAGCTGTCCGCCGGGCCGTTTTGACAGGCGTGAATCAGACCGCGCTCAAAATCCAGGACGCGCGGGCCGATGAGTTCGAGTGCGACCTCGTCGAGGTGTCGGCCCACTATGGTGCCCGCCCCACACATGCCGAATGGCAGGGGCAGATTTATTCCCGTTCCGGCAAGAACCGCAAGTACAAGAATTTCTACGATGTCACCGGTTACGGTACGGGCGACGGCCTGGGCGGCTGGAACTGCCGCCACTCGTTCGCACCCTTCTTTGAGGGAATCTCGGTGCCGAACTACTCTGCCGAGGATCTGAAAGAGATCAACTCCAAAACCGTAGAGTACAACGGCCAGCGCATGAGCCTGTACGATGCCTCCCAAAAGCAGCGGGCCAATGAGCGCGAGATCCGCGCCCTCAAGCGGGAGCAGGCCGGGCTTGAAGGAGCCGGACAGGATGCCTCGGAGGTCAAGGCCAAGATTCGGGAGGTACAGGCCCGGCAGCGCGACCTCTGCCAGCAAACGGGTCTGCGGCGGGACTATTTCCGCGAGCGTGGCGGCAAGCAGAACCAGCAGCGCAGCCCGAATCCCACACCAAATGCGACAAAATCCGTCTTGTTCCCGGGCTCACCCCGTGGTACAATAAATACGAACTGACGACAAGCCCTGACCGGCGACCCGATCACCGACAACCTCGGCGCGGTAAAGAAGGCACCGTTTGCTCCTGGCCCTGCTGCCAAGGGGACAAACCCGAACTTTGCACCGGGAACACCGTATTGCTACAATTGCCAGAGGTGCGCACCTGTGTATGAGCTGCGCCGCCGGGGGTATGATGTACAGGCGAAAGCCGCGCCTCAAAATCGCGCCTCTGATGTTGCTGCATACGGCACAGAATGTTTCACGGACAAAGCCGGAAAGCCTGTATCGTTCGACTGGTCGAATAGGCTCACGCGTTCCGAACTCGAAAGCACACTTGCTCTTGCCCCAAATGGTGCGCGGTACATGATCTATGTCAAATGGGACAATCGTCACGCGCACGTTTACAATGCCGAGAAGCTGCTGAATATGACACTCTACATTGATGCGCAGAACCCTGACGCAAAAGCTATGAAATACTTATCGCAGGGAATAAACGGCGAGTTCGCAATCATTCGTACAGACGACAAACTCATAACAACGGATAGCCGAATTCTATCGGCCATAATGGAGGCTACACCATGACGCGAAATGAAGCACAGGCCATCATCGACGAGTATCTTGCAAAAACTGACTTGCCGGACCCGGCACAATACACACATGAGGATTCCTCCTGCTTTTACTTCTACTCTGGCAACTATGGTTTCGGTGTTGTAAAAGAAAACGGATATGTTGCCCCTCTCCCGCAGTAAACCCGCCAGTAGAAGCCCCCCTATAATATGCTACGCTATGAGCAGACCTGAAAAGGCCTGCTCTTTTTTATTACTTCCTCCACCCTCGGGAGGTTTAAATCAGAGGGGCGGCACACCGGGGAGAGGCCCCGGATCTACAAGCTAAATCGATGCCAGCAAAAGGAGACCCACTATGGCCGACTATTCGTTTTTGAAACCCCTGTTCGGTGCCGACGGATCTACCGCCTTGAACTTTGACCAGTTCTCGGCCGCGCTCGATGCGCAGAAAGAGATCAAGGTCGGCAACCTGGCCGACGGCTCGTATGTTGCCAAGGGCAAGTTCGATGCCCTGGTCACCGAGCGCGACACGCTGAAAAGCAGCAAGGAAGAAGCCGACAAGAAGCTTGCCGGATACGACCCCGAGTGGAAGACCAAAGCAGACGCTGCCCAGGCCGAAGCGGATGCCAAGGTCAACGCAATTCTCCTGAAAAATGCAGCCATGGGCGCCCTCAAGGACGCTGGCTGCAAAGATCCCGATCTCGCCTTTATGGCGCTTGATGCCTCCAAGCTCAAGCTCGACGGCGAGAATGTCATCGGCCTGAACGATCAGATCGAGGCTTCCAAAAAGGCGCACCCGTCCCTCTACGACGTCGAGAAGGACGGCAAGCAGACCCAGCAGCGCGGCAGTTTCCGCGTGACGACCGGCTCTACTGGCAAAGCGCAACCGACCGGCAGCGATCAGGAAGACCTCGATAGGATCTACGCCAACAACCCGTTCTACAAGAAAAATCACTAAGGAGAGATAATCTATGGGCGTTCTCATTAACGCACAGAACGTAGACGAGCGCTACTCCAACATTTTGGAGCCGAACCTGTTCTACGATTCCATCTTTGTCCCCGGTGTCACCTGTACCGATCAGTATCAGGAAGGTCCCGCGGGCGGCATCTATGTTCACAAGCTGAAAACCTCCGCCGTCACCCCCGGCAAGCCCGGTCGCGACTTCACCGACGAGGAGACCAGCGACGATCTGATCCAGATCCTGCTGAACAACAACTTCCAGAAATCCAAGAAGATCTACAACGTGCAGGCAGCACAGGTCGGCATCGCGCTGGGCAACGAGAACCTGTCCCTCGCCATCCAGGAGTGCAGCGAGGGCCGCCAGATCTCCGGCATTGCCTGCCTCATCAACGAGGGCACTGCCGCCACCGCGACCGCCGCCGTTGATAACCCGAAAGCCGATGCGGTCGATACCCGCGCCGAGCTGGTCAAGGCCAAGGGCGCAGCCAACGTTGTGCTGTGCTCCCCGGACTATTACGCGAAGATCCTCAAGATCGCCGGTTCCGAGTTCACCCCGAACACCAACGAGCAGATTACCCTGACCGGCCGCGTGGGTCAGTGGTTGGGCATGACCTTCATCGAGTGCGCCGCACTGGCCGAGGCCAAGGGCACCTACTACGACTACACCGGCACCCTCAAGACCGTGGACTTCTCCAAAGTTGACTACATCATGTACAACTTCAAGGCTCTGTCCATCATCGACAGCTTCGAGGCTGCCCGCCTGCGCGATGCCGAGAACTTCGTCGGCACCAAGGCGCAGGTCGAGATGAACACCGGCTACCGCGTCACCAATAAGGCGCTGGTTCGCGTCCGCAAGCACACCGCCTGATCCCGGAGGTGATCTCTGTGTACAGCACCTACGACCAGTACCAGGAACAGGGCGGCCACCTGAACGAGGCGCGTTACCGGGTTGTCGCGGAGAAAGCCGCGAGCATCATCGACTATAGAACGCTCCATCGTGCAGGCTCCGCACCGGCTGAAATGCAGCCTTGCCTGGGCCTCGCAGAGTGCGAGCTGGTAGAGATCCTTGACCGCTACGAAAAGGCCGCAGGCGGCCTTGCAAGCGAGAATATCGACGGGTATTCCTACACCGTCAAGGCAGACCCAGCCGGAGCACAAAGCCGTGCAATCAACGATGTGCTCCGCCGGTATCTGTTCCGCCCCGACCTGGGCGTGAATCTGTTGTGCAGGGGGCTAGATCTCTGATGGTATGCTGCGACAAGACCGTCACGCTGGTTCACACCGCGTATGACGGCGGGACAGATACTGACACCAACTCCGAAACTGTGCTTAAAGGCGTAAGCTGGTACAGCCAGAACCGTGCGGCTGTTGATTCTACCGGGCTGCATCATGCCCGAATCTTCAAATGCCGCATCCCGGAGAATGTGCTCGGCCATGCCGCATTACCTGTGCCGGGTGATGTTCTGCGCTATGGCGATATAACCGCTACGGTGCTGGATGTTCACGATAACCGGGGCCACACGGGCGGCCACATTTATGTGGAGGCAAGCTGATGCAACTGGAAATTGATGCCCAGCTGGATCTTTCCGACCTGAATGCCATCCTTGAACGGCGAGGCCTAACCCTCGGCGGCAGGGTGCAAAAAGTTGTTGATGTCGCCGTGCTGCGCTACTGTGATCCTAAGGTGCCCTTTAACACAGGTATGTTGAAAGACAGCGCTATCACCGCAAGCGCCGTGGGAGATGGGCTGCTGGTATATGCCACACCTTACGCCCGCCGTTTATTCTACCATCCCGAGTATAATTTCCAGTGCGCCCCTGACCGGGGCGCTTACTGGTTTGAAAGAGCCATGGCTGAACACAAAGACGACGTGGTGCGAGAAGCCGCTGCCGCTGCAGGAGGGAGGCCCGGAAGATGAACGCACTGGATGCCACCCGAAAGTGGTTGCGGGAAGAATGCCCGCTGATTGACAAAAGAAACCGTTTCAACGCAAACTATCTTGGAGCCTCCGGGGTTGAGTATACTCTGCGCACAAGCGGAGAATCGCACCGCCAGAACATTGTTGGTGATGACATTGCTACACACAACCTGGTATTTGAGGCACAGCTTCCCTTTGGCACAGCACTGGCTCCTAACCTGGCCGCCGCCGACTTTTTTGCCGGGCTGTCGGCCTGGGTGCGTGGGCAGGCAGCTGCCCAGAACTACCCGGAAGTAACCGGCTATGAAGTAACCGAGCTAACCGCCAGCAATGCCGGGGTTATTACCTCGGCAACCGCCACCGATGCGCGCTACCAGCTGCAGCTGCGCCTGGTTATGAAAGAAAGGACCTGAACCCGTATGAAAATTGAACGTAAATATATGGCGCATTACCTGAACGCCGCCTTTTCCTCCGAGAAGCCCAGCTACGTTCGCCTGGGCGCTGACCTGGAGGAGTACAGCCCCGAACTTTCTGCCAATGTGGAGAAGAAGTCTAACATCCTGGGGCAGACCTCCGTGACCATCGACAGCTACCAGAAGCAGGGCGAAGTCAGCCCCTACTACGCTGAAAAGGGCGACCCGCTGTTTGAGAAGCTGCAGGAGATCATCGATGGCGATCTGGTGCTGGATGACCTGAAAACCGACATTGTCGAGGTCAAGCTGTGGGATGCCGAGGCCAGCGGTGCTTTCCCCGCTGTGCGCGAGGAGTGCTACATTGAGGTCTCCAGCTACGGCGGCGACACCACCGGCTACCAGATCCCGTTCATCGTGCACTACACCGGCGTGAAGACCAAGGGCACGTTTAATCCCGCCACCAAGGCATTCACCGAGGGCTGATTCAGTAAGGAGGAGTAACAGTGGAACTGAAAATCGATCGCGGCGTTAAAAGTTATGATGTCAAAGATGCCGACGGCACTCTGCTGGGCACGGTACGCCTAAATCTGGCCGATGCTGGTATGATGGGCCGCTTTGAAGAGGCCCGCCGCCAAATCGACAATATGATCCAAGATGCCGGAGCCGATGCCACCCCCGACACCCTGATTGCTGTGGACAAAGCCATCAAGGAGCAACTGGACTATGCCTTTGGTGCATCGGTCTCGCCGATCTTCTTCGGTGGTTTGTCCAGCATGGCCCTGTGCGAAGACGGCGAGCTTGTGCTCGAAAAGGTAATGGATGCGCTTATTCCCATCCTTGAAGACGCAACCGGCAAGGCCGTAGCAGCCAGCAACGCCCGCAAGGCGCAGCGGTTGGAAAGATACCGCAATAAGCGGGTGGGGCTCGCCCCTGGTCAGCAGGCATGAGCGCCTGGGATCTGCCTGTCACGGTAGATGTTGCAGGGCAGACTTTCGCTATCCGCTCGGATTTCCGGGCTGTGCTGGACGCTCTGGCCGCCCTGGCCGACACAGAGCTGACACAACAGGAACAGTTTTCCACCTGCCTGCAAATCTTATACCCTGATTGTGAACAGTTGCCAGATGCCCAGGCCGCTTTTACAGCTGCCATGGTATTTGTGAACTGTGGAGATCCTTTACCGGAACACCAACTGCCCAAGCCCCGGCTTGTGGATTGGGAGAAAGATGCGGGGCTGATTGCCCCTGCCGTTGACAAGGTTCTTGGCTACAGCTGCCGCCGCTGCCAGTATCTGCACTGGTGGGAGTTTATCGGTGCTTTCCACGGCATCGGGCGTGGCCTGTTTGCCGAGGTAGTCAGCATCCGCTCCAAGCAGGCAAAGGGCCGCAAGCTGGATAAAGCCGAGCAGGAATTTGCACGAGAAAATGCGGCTTTAATCCGCATAAGCGCCCCGGAAAGTGCCGAAGACCGTGCCGAAAAGGCACGTCTGCTGGCCTTACTGGGAGAATAGAAGGAGGTGGCCGCAATGGCTGACGGGTCGATCATACTGGATACCCGCGTAAACACCAAAGGTGCCGAAGCCGACTTGAAAGCACTGCAGGCCAAGGCCAAGAGTACCGCACAGCAGATTGCTGCTGTAGAGAAAGACTACAATTCTACAACCTCAAAGCACAGCAAACTGGGCGAGGATCTGCGCCAGACACGTGCACAGGCCGCAGCAGCAGCCCGTGAAATCCAAAACCTTAACCGGGCATTGGATGACCAGAACGACGCGGGTCTGACTGTTGACCCTGCTGATATAAAGCGCCTTGATTCTATGCGCGCTTCTTTGGACAAGCAGCTGAACCAGATTGCCGATATGTCCAAAGAATACCGCAGCCAGAGCGCTGCCCTGAAAACCATGGACCAGCAGCACAAACAGCTGACCGCACGGTTGGAGAAAGAGCAGACTGCCGTAAATGAGCAAGCCGATGCCGAGGCACGGATGCAGAAATCCGGCGTGTCTGATCGTTTGCAGAAAGCATCCTCCGCCATGGGCAGTTTTGCCGGGAGATTAAAGCACATCGTTGCCGGTGTGCTGGTCTTCAACCTGATCTCCTCTGCGCTGCGCACGATGGTCAGCGGGCTGGGCAGCGCCATCGTCAAAACGGATGGTGTCAGCACGGCCTTTGCCCGCTTGAAAGGTGCGGCCTCTACGGCTGCTACCGGGCTGGCCTCGGCACTGGCCCCGGCCATCACCTGGATTATGAATCTGTTGACCAGCCTGCTGAACGGCATTGTTCGGCTGATCTCCTTCCTGACCGGAAAAAGCATCTCCGGCATGAAAAGCGCAGCTCAGGGCATCAACTCTGTTGGCAGTGCGGCAGGTTCTACCGCCAAAAAGACCAAAGATGCCGGGAAGGAAGCCAAAAAGGCCGCCGGTGAACTGGCTGCCTTTGATGAGCTGAATGTGCTGAACAAGCAGCAGGAAGAAGACACCGACGATGATACCGGAGGTGGCGGGGGTGGTGCAGGCAGCGGCCTTGCCTATGATTTTGAGCAGGCCCAGAACCCCTTGAAGGACCTGATGGGCCGCCTGAACAATTTCTGGGATGCGTTTCTTGCCCGTCTGGCCCCCAGCGTGGCCGCCTGGAAAGCTGCCTGGGAGCAGATCAAGCAGGCCGCTATGGACGTATGGCCCGGCATTCAGGCTGCTGCACAAAATCTGTGGGACAACGGCCTGAAACCGCTGATTTCGTACCTGCTGGATACTTTTATTCCCGGCATCATCAATGGATTCAGCCTGATTCTGGCCCCAGTTGTGGGGGATGTTGTTTCGAGCCTGATTCGCATGGGCGCAGCCGCCTTCGAGACCTTCTCCACGATTGCGGTCGATGCAATTCAAAACATCATTATCCCCGTGCTGGATCTGTTTCTTAGTGTGTGGACGGACATTTCCACCGCCTTTAATAGCGCATGGACCACTTACATCTCGCCGGTATTTGCCATGATGGTTGAGTGGTTCCAGGAAGTGATGGACTTTGTCGAGCGGCTTTGGCTGGAAGTGGTTTCGCCCATTTTGAGCGCAATTGTCGCCCAGCTGCAGGCCCTGTGGGATGACCACCTGGCCCCTCTGGCGGCGAACCTGATCGCTGTGGTCGGTGATGCCATCAACTTTGTGGCCGAGCTGCTGAAAGCCCTGTGGGACAATCTGCTGCTGCCGGTGGCAAACTGGCTGCTGACGACCTTCGGCCCCACCATCACAACCGTCTGCACTGCGGTCAGCGGCATTGTCACAAACACGATCGGTGTCATTGCAGATGTGCTGAACATCGGCCTGCTGGCGCTGAAGGGCGTGATTGACTTCATGCGCAATGTGTTTGAGGGCAACTGGGATGCAGCCTGGCAGGCGGTAAGCAGTACAGTTTCAAGCATCTGGGATGTCATCACCAACAGCATCAAGACCGCCATCAACAACATCATCGGTTTTGTAAACGCAATGATAACGGCCATTGTAAGCGCCTTGAACGCTGTTATCGATGCAATGAACAGCATCTCCTTTGATGTGCCGGATGGTATTCCTGGTCTGGGGGGCAAGCACATCGGCTTCGATATTACCCACATCACCGCGCCACAGATCCCGTATCTGGCGCAGGGGGCCGTCATCCCAGCCAACCATGAGTTCCTGGCCGTACTGGGCGACCAGAGCAGCGGTACCAATGTAGAGGCCCCGCTGGAGACCATCAAGGAGGCCCTGGCCGAGGTTATGACAGCTTACGGCGGGCAGGACATCACGATCCGCTTTGCCGCAAGCGGCGGCCTGGAACAGCTGGTGCGCCTGCTGAAACCCTACATTGACAAGGAAAACAACCGCGCCGGTGCCAAGCTGATTTCGGGAGGTGCCTACTAATATGCTGTACATTGACGGAATCGGCTATAAGATCGATGTGCTGAGCGTAAAGCGCACCGCGGATTTTCTGGATAAGTATGCCGAGCGCACCGAGAACGGCGACCTGGAGCGCGAACTGATCGGTGTGTATTTCAACTACAAGCTGCAGTTGGGACCCGGCGTTGACCGCGCTGAATATGCCCGCCTGTGGGGCAAGCTGACCGAGCCGGTCGAGTTCCACGAAGTGACCGTGCCGGATGAAGACGGCGATTATACCTTTACCGCTTATTTTTCCAACGTGGCAGATGAACTGCTGCGCAAAGTGGCAGAGAAGAACTACTGGAAGAATCTGACGGTCAATTTCATTGCAAAGAAGCCGGCGCGAATCTGAGGAGGTAGGCCGATGAGAACCAATACGCGGGTAGAATTCGGCCTGTACGATGTGACCGCCCGCGGCGACAGCGTACCCACCAGCACCGCTGCCCGCAGTTTTTGCGATTTGAGCAGCGATCTGCTGCTGGACAAAGTGCCTGCGCTGCCATTATATGGCACACTGGAGACCCGGCAGTTTTTGATGGATGGCAGCTACTCTCTTTTCCCGGATAGTCCATCCGGGCAGTTCTGGGGACTATGGAGCAGCCAACTTTCTGATGAAAGCGGCCGCTTTTCCTCGCCGCCTGTGCTACAGATCCGTTTCTCGAAGACCCACAGCAGCAGTGGTCTGATGCTGCATTTCTATGCACCTACCGAGGATTGGGCCAGTGAATTGACAATCCGGTGGTATGGCTCCGATGGCGGTCTGCTGACGACCGCAGTATTTACCCCGGACGCGGTTGATTATTACTGCGCCCGCAAGGTGGAGAACTACCGCAGCATCGTCCTGACCTTTACGGCCACCAACCGACCGGGACGCTACCTGAAACTCTCCGGCCTGGATTATGGCAAGTTCCTGACCTTTGAGGGGACCGAAGTTGTAGAAGCCCACATTCTGGAGGAAATCAACCCGCTGTCGGATGAGCTGTCCATCAACACTTTGAATCTGACGCTGTTCAACCGCAAGGGTGACTTTTCCATCTTGAATCCGGACGGCGTGTTCGATGTGCTGCAGCATAAGCAGAAGTTCACCGTTTGGGAAGATGTGCGGGAGAATACCCGCAGCACCGAAATCGTCAGCCATAACATGGGCACCTTTTACCTCAGCGATTGGGAAAACACCAGCGACACACTCGCCAGTTTTACCGCCGTAGATGCCATCGGCCTGCTGGACAGTGCGCCTTTCAACGGTGGGGTCTACAACACGACCGTGGGCAATCTGGTGGCCGAGGTTCTGGACGGCTACGAATATGAGCTTGATGCCGCGCTGGCCACCGAATCGATCAGCGGCTATCTGCCAATGGATACCCGGCGCACCGCCCTGCAGCAGATTGCCTTTGCCGTTGGTGCTGTCGTGGATTGCAGCCGCAGCGATAAAATCAAGATTTTCCCTGCGCCGGAGCGGTCCAGCGGCCTGATCACTTACCAGCGCAAGTTCTCGGATGGGAACAAAGTCACTTTGAAGCCCCTGATTACCGGCGTTTCTGTAACGGCTCGCCGCTACACTGCCGGTGCCGAAACCGAGGAACTGTACAAAGATGAACTTGTAGCAGGAACGCACCAGATCACGTTCAGTTCCCCGGCATTGGCTGACAGCCTGGCCGTGACCGGCGGTACGCTGGTAGAGCGGGGCACAAACTACTGCAATGTGACGGTCACCACCCCCGGGGAAGTAGTCGTTACAGGGCAAAAGTACATCGAAACCACGACCGTGTTGCAACAGACAGCATCGAATCTGCCGCCCAACGCACAGGACAATGTCTTGACCGTGACCGATGCAACGCTTGTCAGCCCAGACCGTGCCGAGGCCCTTGCCCAGCGAATCCTGACCTATTACGCCCAGCGCTACGAGCAGACTTTCCGTATGCAGGCTGGCACTGAGGTGTTGGCGGATATGCTGATTGTGGAGAGTTTCGGCGGCGAGATGGTGCGCGGCCAGCTGGAAAAGATGGAGTTCGATCTGACAGGCGGCTACCGCGCTGATGTGCGGGTCACCGGGCGGCGCTTGAGACTGGGTGCAGATGCTTACACGGGCGAAATCTACGCCGGAGAAAGGAGCCTGATCTGATGCCCTGGCAAGTTCCAATCTATGACCGCACCGAGGCGGATGTAAAGGCTAAAGCAGATAAATGCTATTTTTCGGCCGCAATGCTCAACCGAATTGAGGGCAATCTTGCCTATCTGGCGGATCTGTTCGGGGTTACGATCCAGACCAAGACCTGGGCCAGTACAGACTTTTTGACCCCCAGCCAGATGCAGCGCATCCTTGCAAACCTCAAAACCGTGCGTGATGCCTACAACACACTGCCCGGAACACCTGAAATCCCGGCTTTCCCTGCCACGGGGTATGCCGATGTAAATGCAATCGAGCAAATTCTGTGGAGCCTGCGGGAGACCTGGGAACGCAACGACAACCCGGCCCGCAAGGTATATACCGGCGAACTGTACGCCGGGCAGATGATAGGAGTGATTTGACCTTGAGTTTCACAAAAAAGACCTGGAAGGATCGCCAAAGCGAACATCCGACCCGGCGCGTTCTGAATCCGACCGGCACTACGAACACCTACGATGTATCCCGCGCCGAGGGCTTGGTCATGGAGGATGGTGATGCTTTCGATGCCTCCAACATGAACGACCTGGAAAACCGTGTGGCAGAAGGCATCAATGGCACGGCCGCCATGTACACCGCCAAGCTGACGCTGAATGGGTGGACGGCCTGCACCGGCACCGAACCTTACAGTGGCTTTGCCTATAAGCAGACGGCAACGCTGGTGCCGGACAACAGCGGCTCACCGACAGTGACCGCCGACAGTACCTTTACGAGCGGAATCCAGTTTATCAAGACGGGCATTATCGCTACGGATGAGATTCTGGGTGAGGTACAAGATGCCATCAACGATGATGGCCTATCTGTGACCGGCTATGGCACTGTGACCGTATATGTACAGGAAAAGCCTACCGCAGAGATCAACGCGCGGTGGCAGATCACAACCTGATGGAGGTTTAGCATGAAACATTCGTTTGTATGTAGTTTTACCCCCCCCCGTAAGAAATCTGCGGCATGTGCTGCGCGGGGGTACTGCTGATGGGTGTGGCACCGAGGATTCCGGGTGAGAACGCAAAAGGGAAAATGCTTGCACAAATCTATGAATACGGAGCAGGGTCGGCAAGCATTAAGGCACTTTACTGTAACGAGAAATTGGCAACCGCTTCAGATGGCGCTTTTGAAATCCATATTAAAAAAGCGGGTACATATCGGCTTATTGGTTGGGTGCAGGCACGGGATGCCGCCTATAAGGCTTATTTGAAATGCAATGATGCTACAATTTTCGGCCCTTTTATTAACAACGGTTTTGACCTTGAAAAAAAGTTAAGTGCAGGAGATGTCATCAGTATCCCCAGTCAGTACATGGATTATTATTCTACAGCATCTGCAACATTGATTATACTTACAACTTAATGGAAGCGAGTGATTTTATGGGAATGTCACCGAGAACACCGGGCGGCAAAAAATTGCAGCTGCTTACGACCGTTACATTTACACCTATTAACGGCAGCAGTGCCGCCACAAGCTCGTTTCAGACGTATGACCTTTCAGAATTTAATGTGGCAGGAAAAAAGGCGGAGGACTTTTTCGTTCGTATTTCCGGTTTTACTTCCAGCCCTGCCGAAAAGCAAAGCCGTAGTTTCACGAATTTGGAAATTACCGGTTTTTCCAACTCGGTTTTAACCCTGAAGGGGACATATACACAGTATGACTACCATGCCAACGCTCTGTCCTTAACTGTAGAAATTTACGTCTACAAATAACGAGGTACAAAATGAAAATCTACGATGAAATCACCAACGAGGAACTGACCTCTCCCGACCTGTCAGCCGGTTATCTCTACACCGCCAGGCGGGTTGCCGAGCATGTGCCGGAGAGCCGGGAAGTGATGCAGGGCACTGTCACCGAGGATGACCCCAAAGGCCTTGAGCACATCATCTCCGGCTACGATGTGTACGAGGACTGCCAGTTCTACCACGCTTACACGGCAGAGGAACTGGCCGAGCGGGAAAAACCCACGCTGCAGGAACAGGTGGACGCCAACGCGGCGGCCATTTTGGAGCTGGCCCAGATGCTGGCCGGAGGTGAATGATATGGTACAGTTTTATATCTGCTGCATCAAGCGCGGGCTGATTACGCTGGACAAAGTGCCGGAGAAATGGCGTGAGGCCGTAAGGGCAGAGATGGAGGGAGCATGATGGTATGCACCGGGTACTACTGTACGGATGCGGACAAGTTGTATCTGGCCCTGCAGGACAGCGCAGCACCTGCACTGGATGATACCGATTGGTTTGAGGTGGTGAGTTGATGTATCGCGGTACAACCCCAACTTTTACTTTTACGCTGCCCATCGAGTGCGAGACCATCTCCAAGCTGTCCGTTGCGTTTAAACAGGGCGGCAAGCTGCTGTTTGAGCGCGGCCTGCCGGACGTGACGATGTCCGGTAAGGTACTTTCCTGCACATTGACCGAGGAGGAAACGCTGCAGCTTCGCGGGGACACGGAACTGCAAATTCAGCTGCGGGTGGGCGTGGGCTCTGCCCGCATGGCTTCACAGGTGTTCCGTGTGTCGGTCAGCCAGATTCTGAAAGATGGTGTGCTTACATGACGTTAGACGTACAGTTTGCCGCACCCTCCGCCTTTGTGGTGGAGTTTGGCACCGATGCCGATCTGGCCGCCGACCTGGGGCAGACCACCATTTTATCCACCGCGCCGCAGTACAAGGGCGAGACCACCGTGACCCCGCGCACCTACGAGGAGACCCGCCTGGAAACCAAAGACAAGCTGATGCCGGACGATGTGACCGTGCGAAAGATTCCCCGGTACGAGGTCTCCAACGATTGCGGCGGCGTGACCCTGATTATGGGAGATGAGTATTTCAATGGCTAACCAATATGTAAATAAGGTCATCATCGGCAAGGAGGTCAAACTCGACCTGACCGCCGACAGCGTGACCCCGGACAAGCTGGCCAAGGGCATTACCGCCCACGATAAGACCGGCGCGCCCATCACCGGCACCAGCACTAAGGACGTGGATTCCACAGATGCTACGGCTGCGGTGGCCGAGGTGCTGGACGGCAAGACGTTCTACGCACGTGGTGCCAAGATGACCGGCACAATGCCCAACAACGGGGCCGTAGCCGGGAAAATCACCCAAAAGGACGGCAAGTACACCATCCCCATGGGCTTCCACGATGGCAGCGGCAGCGCCGCCATCGATGAGACCGAGCAGGCCAAGCTGGTGTCTGCCAACATCCGCGAGGGTGTCACCATCCTGGGCGTGGAGGGTTCCATGTCCTCCTCCGAGGGCATGAAGCCCCAGGCCAAGAGCGTGACCCCGACCTTTGAGCAGCAGACCGTGCTGCCGGACAGCGACTACAACTGCCTGTCGCAGGTCACGGTGGCGGCCATCCCGACCAACTACGTGGACAACGCCGCCGGCGGCCAGACCCTGACGGTGGGAGGCTAACCATGGCGGTGAACAAGGTGATGCTGGGCAGTGAGACCCTGCTGGACCTGACCGGGGACACCGTGACCAGAGCCACCCTGCTGGCCGGACACACCGCCCACAATGCGGCCGGGGAACAGATTGAGGGCGAATATACGCCCCCGGATGTGTTCACCGGGGCTAGTGCCGAGGGCGCGGGCACATCCGGCCTGGTACCGCCACCCGCTGCCGGGGACGAAAAGAAGTACCTGTGCGGCGATGGCAGCTGGGCCACGCCCGAAGCGCAGACAACGATTAAAATTTGCAGGTGGTGAGAATATGCCCGTTTACTTAGGATGCGAAAAAGTAAGTATTTTTGCGGGTGCCGGTGCCGCACAAATGCAAGAGAAATCAGTCGTGCCAACCGAGAGCCAGCAAACCGTAACCCCTGATACTGGTTACGACGGTTTGACTAAGGTTACGGTCGGCGCCGTTTCTTCTACCTACATTGGAAGCAAAGTCACCAAGAAATCCGCCAAGACCTACACTCCGGGAACCTCCGATCAGACGATTGGTTCCGGACAGTATTTGAGCGGAGCTCAGACGATCAAAGGTGACAGCAATCTTGTTGGAAGCAATATTCTATCCGGTAAGACCATTTTCGGCGTGCCTGGTTCTGTGGTGATCCAGAGGTATTACACCGGTAGTTCCGAGCCCAGTTCTTCGACCGGCAGCAATGGCGATTTGTATTTGCAGACTGGGGGCTAATGTATGGCAAGTGTAACATTGACTCCTGCAGGATATGATGGTCAACGCTCATCGTATATTTCTGTAGACACGTCTTATCCGCTTTCAAATGGCCTCACCAGCGCAAGTAGTGACACCTTTGCGGTGCTAAACCTGAACAAAGGTGGCGGCGCGGTATCTAAACTGGCAGTCAAATTTGATGTGTCAAAGATTCCGACAGATGCCAAGATCAATTCTATCTCTTGTAAGATAAAGGCCAGAATCTCGAATGCGTCACCGTATATTTTGAGCGGTGTTGCGCAGTTGTATTGCGGCACGGCCGGGTTGAGCGGCGAAATTGAGTTGGGAACATCCCCAGTGGCTCAGACTTTTAACGATACCGGCTGGTGGGATCGTGAGAGCCTGGACGATCTTATCTTACTGATTACCTGTACACGCGGCTCGCTATCCGCAAACAACAGCCATACTTTGCGTTTTTACGGCGCTGATCTGACTGTAGACTACACTGGCGGCGGATCTTCTGGCCCTGTGCTGAGCACTAAGGTAAATGGCAGCTGGGTGAACGTATCCAAGGTCTACAAAAAAGTAAGCGGTATTTGGGTAGAACAGAGTGACATTGCAAACTTGTTTAGCACTGATACCAATTACGTAAAGGGGTGAGATTTTGGCAAAGACTACAGAAACAATTGGCGAATTCACAATGAACATTCTTACCGCGGAGCAGTATGCAGATGCGAAAAAGAATAACCAGATCGACCCCAATCAATTATATTTTACCCCTGAAAAAAAGTTGGTTGTTGCGGTATCTCAGGATGAGTACGAGGCAATGAAAGAGGCCGGTACGCTGGATGAGGATGTACTTTACGTTACACCCGCTAGTGAGTCCGTTACGATTCCCGAGGCCACGGAAACCGCCGCGGGCCTGATGCCGCCCAGCGCTGTGACAAAGCTGAAAGGCATCGATGAGGGCGCGAACAAGTACACTCACCCCACGCATACCGCCCGGACCAGCGGCCTGTACAAGATCACCGTGGACAGCCTGGGGCACGTCACCGCTGTTTCTGCTGTGCAGAAAATAGACATCACCAGCCTCGGCATTCCGGATTCCGACACAACCTACGGTCTGGCCTCGGCCTACAGCAACGGCCTGATGAGCATGGCCCAGTACTACAAGCTGAACGGCATTGAATCCGGGGCCAACAAAACCACGGTCGATGCCGCACTGTCCAGCAGCAGCGCCAACCCGGTGCAGAACAAAGTCCTCTACGTTGCCCTGCCGTGGGAGTATTACGCCACCTTTTACGTGGACAGCTGGACGACCGCCTCCACGGATGAGCAAGCCCAGGGCTTTGCCTACAAGCAGACCGTGTACCCCTCGAAGAAGATCTCGGTCGCACCGACCCTGACCGCCAACAGCATGTTCTTGAGCCTCGGCTCGACCAACAAGACCGGTGTGTTCGCCACCGATGTGATCCTCGCCGATTCGATGGACAAGATCAACGCGGGCTTGGTCTACACCGGGGCCGGGACCATCACGGCATTGGTGGAAGAAAAGCCCAGTTCGGACGTTGTCATGAACTGGTGGCTGAGAACATAAAAAAGGAGTTTTCAAATGAGATTATCGAATGGTGAAGTTTTACTCCGCTGGCCGCTGGATCAGCACATTTTGACCCAGGGCTGGCACTACAACAGCGGCCGCAGCCATAACGGCATCGACCTGCGCACCCAGATCGGCAACACCGCCGTGCGCCCGGTCTACGCTGCCGAGGACGGCACGGTGTCGGCCACCCAGCTGTGGGACGGCCACACCACCGACGAGCGCAGCATGCAGAGCTACGGCAACTACGTGGACATCCGCCACGCCGACTACAAGCAGCAGCGCCTTGTCACTCGCTACGCCCACCTGTTCAAGTTTATTGTTGCCAAGGGAGAAAAGGTCAAAGAGGGCCAGCTGATCGGCTACAGCGGTGCCACCGGCAACGTTTTTGGCGCGCACCTGCACTTCGAGGTGCTGCTTGGCGGCAAGCGCACCAACCCGCTGACCTGGCTGGATGATGACTTCACCACCGCCAGCAGCAGCGTCTACACCTACGGTCCCGGTGAGTATGCGGTCGAGCGCCCGGCCGAGGACAAGCCTGCCGCTTCCACGCTGCAGACCATCTGTGCCAGCAACCTGACCAACGCCCAGGCCATGGCGGTGTTCAGCCTTGCGATCCAGCTGCAGCTGGTGGCCATGCGGCTGTACTGGGCAGAATTCAGCGATGCCGAGATGGCGCATCAGAACATCGAGGTCGGCCCCATCACCCAAGGCGATGCCAAGGCCGTGTTGGACAAGCTGTCCGCCGTAGGTGCCAAGGGCACCGCGCAGGCAGCGTGAACGAAAGGAGCAAACCATGAAAGACGACAACATTTTCCTGTGGGTCAAGGCGGTGATTGCAGCCGCCTGCGGTGCCTTTACTGCGGCGTTCGGCTGGTTGGGCTGGCTGGTCGTGGCCTGGGCGGCCTGCATGGTGCTGGATTGGCTCTCCGGCAGCGCGGCCGCTGCCAGCAGGGGAGAGTGGGCCAGTTCTGTGGCCAGAGACGGCATCTGGCACAAGGCCGGTATGATCGTGGTAGTTTGCGTGGCTGCACTGACCGATGCGGTTCTCAGCATCGCGGTCGAAAACCTGCCCGGCCTGGGCATTACGTACCAGAATCTGATCCTGCCGGTGGTGTTGGTGTGGTACATTTTTACCGAACTCGGCTCTATCGCCGAGAACGCCGTCCACATGGGTGCCGATGTCCCTGATGGCCTGCTGAAACTGCTGGCCGCCGGGAAGAAAGCCGCGGAACGGCAGACTAAGGACGACGAGGAATAAAATTTGAAAACAGGGGTTGACTTTTTGTAGCTACAGCAATATACTATCTGTAGCGACAAAAAGTGAGGTGATGACTATGTCGCCTACCATTGGACGCCACAAAAGTGAATCCCCTAAAGACACAATGCTGCGAGTTCGGCTCGATGAGGTGTATTGCCAAAAGCTCGAACATTGCGCTACGAAACTTAATTTGTCGAAAAGCGAAATCGTTCGCAAAGGGATAGACCTTGTGGAAAAGTCCATAGAAAAATGAAAGAGCCCCTTGTACTGCCGCTTCTTGCCGGACGCGCATCACAAGGGACTCAGGACCAGAGGAATTACCTTCTGGTAAGTCTATTATACCAGTTGGTAACGCCTCTTACAAGTGAATGAGAGGTAATTTTATCATGCACAAGCCTGCTAACCCCTGCGACCTTTTCTGTGTTTCCTGTATTTTGGATGACCTCGATAATGTGTTGAACATTGTTGATGACTATTTTGAGGAAGGTCCCAACGAGAACACACCCAAAGAGGACATCCACGTAAAGGAATTGATGTTTCTGAATGATGCGAAAGCCTATCGCTCGGTTTTACGCTCGGCGATGGATACCTTGCACAATTTACAGGATTGGGTTGAAATGAGTATGCCGCGGGAGGGCAAGTAAAATGAACGATTTGCAGATTTTTAAGTACCAGGACAGTGAAGTGCGCACAGTTGAGATGAACGGTGAGCCGTGGTTTGTGCTGAAAGACGTGTGCGGGGTACTGGGGCTTGGGACTGTCTCTAAAGTTGCTGATAGACTGGATGCTGACGAAAAGGGTATGAATCAGATTCACACCCCTGGCGGGATGCAGGATGTAACGGTCATCAACGAATCCGGCCTCTACAACGTCATCTTGCGTAGCGACAAACCGGAGGCGAAGCCTTTCCGCAAGTGGGTCACCGCCGAGGTTCTGCCTACCATCCGCAAGCACGGGGCGTACATGACCCCAGAAACCTTGCAGGCCGCCATCCTGAACCCCGACACCATGATTCAGCTGTGCCAGCAGTTAAAGGCTGAGCAGGACAAAAACGCTGCCCTGACTGCAGCCAACAGCCAGTTGACCGTGGACAAGCAGATCATGCAGCCCAAAGCAGAATATTTTGACGAACTAGTAGACCGCAACCTGTTGACCAGCTTCCGCGAGACGGCCAAGCAGCTGGGTATCGGCGAGAAAGCGTTCATCGCCTTTCTACTGTAGAAAAAGTACATCTACCGCGACAAAAAGGGCAAGCTGATGCCTTACGCCGAGAAGAACAACGGCCTTTTCGAGATCAAGGAGTGTTTCAACGAGAAAACCAAGTGGAGCGGCACTCAGACCCTCATCACCCCCAAAGGCCGTGAGACATTCCGGCTGCTTTACCTGAAA